CAAAAGCTTTAGAGGCGATTCCCATCGCAAGTGTGATAGTAACTGGGTCCATACCTGAAGTATAACACGTTTTAAAAAAAAAACAAAAGTCAAGACTACCAAAAAAATATTTTATTAATTAGAATGTATTTTTTAAGGAGGAAACTAATGACAAATTTACCAAATAGAAGACCATGCGTAACGACAGATGTAGGTGAAGGACTAGCTGTAACAGTATCTTTTCATCCAGAAACGAACACTCCCGTAGAAGTTTTTCTATCGGGACGAGGTAAGAAGGCCTCAGACGGACCTATGACAGACGCTTTGTATAATATGGGCGTTGAAGCATCCAAAATGATGCAAAATAAAGATACAACTTACCCGTCAATGGACGCGGCTGAGTGATCTTCAGCTTTTCTTAACGACATTTGGGCATCTACAAGCTCTTTCACTCTCTTTTCTTCTTCAGAAACATAATGAGCGTGAATGTAGCGTAGTTGCCCTCCTAAAGTTCGGCCTTCTTTAGCCGCAATTTTCTTAATTTCTAAGTAAACGTCCTTGGGAACAAGAATGCTTTTCCATTTTTCAGTATCCATATCGCATAAATCCTTATGTTTTAAGGGATTATATGCGACTTTATATGATTTCGTCAATAGGTTATTTAGCTTCACCCCAAGATGGTCCTATTTCTACATCTACCTTGCTAGGAACATTTAATTTAACGGCATTTTCCATGGCATAGACGATCGAATCAATTTGATCATCGTTAGAAACGGAGATAGCCACCTCATCATGTATTTGAATAAGCGGTGTTATACCTAGTTTGTAGATATCAACCATAGCTTGCTTAGTCATATCAGCGGCTGAGGCCTGAATAAGACGGTTCAGGGCCTTATAAGTGTAGGCTCGCTTTAGTCTGGTCGTTGGGCCGTGTTCATTGAGTGCATCTTTCAGGGGCAAGGCCTTGTTCATCGCAAACGAATCAGGCTCCCACAGATCAAATCTACATTTTCTACCTAATATAGAGCGAATCGAACCTGAGCTTTGTCGTGAGTTAAGTTTATTCATTACACCGTGCATGAGCATTTTCACAAAAGGAACACGTTCATGGTATTGTTTCACCAGACCTTTAGCTTCTTCCACGGATATATCGAGCTGATCAGATAGTTTATTAACACCCATGCCGTACATCATACCTAGATTTATAGTCTTGGCTTGCTTACGAGGTATTTTAGCCATGTCAGCTACCATGGTATGGAAGTCCATATCGGGATCATTTTGGTAACCATCGACAAATTCTTGTACACCTTTCATGTCATGGCCTTGAGATTTACCGTAGGCGTGGGCATAATGAACCAAGATTCGCGGTTCTTGTTGCGAGAAATCTATACTAGCCCACTGCTCATTTTCTTCAGGTAAAAACAAGGAGCGAATCATAGGACCTAACTCAGGATTACGAGCGGGTATTTGCTGTAAATTTGGGTTATTCATACTGATTCGTCCTGATACGGTGCCACCATCGTCAGATCTGATTTGATTTATGTGTGAATGTATACGTCCATCAAAAGCAGTATGTTTCATAATGGTATTAATAAATGTACCAGAAGTCTTGTTAAGATCTCTGGTCCTTAGTATCATCTTAGGTAATTCGTGAGGATGCTCGGATAGGAAGGATTTTGTAAATGATGGTGAACCCTTCTCAGTCTTTGGATAATTTATACCGACTATGTCAAAAGCTTTGGCGAGTGATTGTGCCGCCCAAACTTCTACGTTCATGCCCGTCATATGTTTGATTTTAGCCAAGACGGATTTTTCTTCCTTGAGCAGAAAGTCTCTGGTTCGTTCAACACGATTTTGATCAATGCGAACACCTCGCCAAGTCATATCTATCAGAACGGGCAAGACATCGAGCTCCAGATTTACGACACTCCAGAGATCCTCTTTGGAAATGAGGGGCTTAAAGTAGTTCCAGAGTTCCAATGTGAGCTCGGCATCGACTTCGGCGTATGGACCAACGTGCATACTGGGCAGTTTCCACAGTTCAGCTTTGGGATCGACCCCGAAATCTCTAGCAGCTTCAGTCAGGTTCTTCTCACTTTTTGTTTTTGACAGATACTCAAAGGACAAAGCGTTAAGACTATAACTAAATCTATTCTCATCAAGTAACGAGGCTATGACCATTGTATCAATGATACGTCCATTGACGGTAAAACCCATGCGCCTGAGCCAACCCGCGTCATATTGTGCGTTGTGCATAATTTTATCAGCGGGTGATTCGCAAACCTTTTTTAGCCAGTTATTAACAATACGTTCATCTAAATTACCACCTCCGCCGTGACGGATAGGGACATAACCTTTCCAACCGTCTACAGCTACAGCGTATCCTACGACCTCGCCATCTCCAGTTGGCCATCCAGGTCCTTTAGTCTTTAGATTTGGATCTTTAGTTTCAACATCAATAGCTATTGTCTTAGCTTCACTAAGATCTGGTAGCTCATGTGGTGGAACCCATTCCGTTTTCGGTGTGAACATCGCCATCTGTAGTGTCATATTGTACCTCGATTAGTTTGTTAAGATACCACTGAGCCTTTTTAAGATCTTCGATACCGTTTTTATGTCTGTAGCGTGTAAGGTATTTCAATATATTACCTTCTAGATAATACTGAAAACCTTCAGCTGTGACGGATTCTATTATGTCTATTGTTTCAATAGAACTGTTTGTATAGTGATCAGGATGATTAACCATGTCTTTGAGTTCGTTTTGTCTCATCTTCATATACTCCATATGTCTCATATTGCGTAGCTCCTATTACTATCTTCTGATTCTACGATGAATAAATTCTCTTTAGCTCTTGTTACAGCTACATAAAACACTCTGTGTAAATCGTCATTACCACCGCTCATCGCATCGTCAGCTGACGGAGATAAATCTGTAAACACAACTACGTTTTCTGATTCGCCACCTTTAGAACCGTGGATCGTGGATACTGTAATACGAGGATTTGCATTAAATTTCTCACCTCTTCGTAGCATAGCGGTAATATAGACCCGTGATTCTTCTGGTAATCTATCAAGAGCTTCTCTCCAAATCAACTCTTCTCCTATTACGAGGCCCCAATCATCTTGTAATTGGAACATATTAAAGACATTACTATCGTCAGCTCCACTCATTGTTTTAAATCCACGCTTAACTCGTGTACCCGTAGACATAAAACTATAGATATCTTTGGCGGTTTCCAATGTTATGCTTTTACCTTTACGGAGCTGTTCCCAACCATTAACGGCAGAAGATGTTTTAGATGATATGGATCGATTGTTTTTGTGTGTGTAAAGATAACCTGAAGATTTTAGAAATTCCACAACGGGATTAAGTATGTAACCCGCCTGAGCTAAGATGAGCCATTGTCCAGTAGATACGTCCAGATCTTCCATACGACTTATGTGTTGGACATTTCCGTCTTCGTTTTTTGGTTCATACTTCTTTGGATATCGACTTGTAATTCGTGATACGATATTTTCTGCGGTACGATGAATAAGCCTTGGGACGCGGTACGATTGTGATAGAGTTTCACTAGATCCATCTAATGTAATGAAATGTTCTACGTCAGCTCCGGCCCATCTATATATAGCTTGGTCATCATCACCCGCTGCATACATTTTCTTTGCGTTCTTATCTAAGATATGAGCTATGTCCCATTGCAAAGGACTAAGGTCTTGTGCTTCGTCTAGGAATACCAGATCAAACTTGGGGCAAGCTACGTCAGCCTCGTCTATAAAACATTGTAACATATCTGTGAAGTCATACAGCTCGTGCTGTTCTTTGTATTGCGTGTAACACTTAGCTACATAGTTTACAGTATTCCAATCAAATTCTAAAAAAGTCTGGTTATACTGCTCCCGCAAAGGTGTTTTGCATAAGCGGGCTAGATTTATAAGACTAAGAATAGGATGATCGGTGGCTTGCTTATCGGCTATGTCATCCTCTAATGAGGTCCGTGAGACGAGAGGTATGGATATTATTTCACTCAGCTCCTTATAATGTTCTCTACCCATAACTTGTTCGGTACGGATACCGCTCATAGATAAGGCCAGACTGTGTAAGGTACGGAAGTAAAAGAGATCTTTATCAGGATCCAGATGGAAACGAGCTGACGCACGTTCTTTAGCTTCACTTGCGGCTTTACGAGTAAAGGCAAGGAATGCAATTCGATCTGGTGATATGCCACTCTCAAGAGCTTTGTCTAACATATTCAACAAAGTTGTGGTCTTACCAGTTCCAGGTGGTCCAAAGATTCTAAACATTAGTTATCGTTCATGGGCTTGTGAAAACCAAGTTCTTCTAAAAAATCGTCCGTCTCCATAAAAGAAGGTATTTCATGCATAAACAAAGGCGTTTTTGGACCCCACCATGCTCCTACAACATTAAACTCCATCCATTCTATGGCTTCTTCATATGTCATTTTATCTCTATCCATGAAGATCTTCACACATTTATCGTAGCTATAGATGATAACTTCATCCATATTTATACGACCACCAGTTCCTAAAATTGCATCGTCAAGTCCTTCAGCCTTGACCATTTTTTCTTCTTCATCTTCCATTAAAATGGTGTCTCCCCTTTTTTACCCATGTTAGGCGGGTTTAAGTCAAAGTCCACGCTTGCAAAAGCGGGTATTGCCCAACATCTTACGGATCTGTTTTGTATGTTTAAAACAGTACTGGACCCGTTAATATCTCGTAAGCGTTGGGCAATCTTGTGAGACTTGTATTCAAAGAATTTATTTTTTTTAAGAAAATTCTCAAAGTCTCGTAATCTAAAATAAGTTAAGTTATCTTCTTCGTCTGTCCAAGGTCGGCGTAAAAGTATTTCTTCTTTAGCCTGAGCTTGTTGTAAGTGTCTACAGAACTCTTCAAGGTAATCATAGAACTGACCAGATGTACTAGCATCCTCAGCTACTTCTATAATTGCCGCTTCGTTTTCTTTCATCTCTGTCAGTAACGAACTAATACGTCCTTCCCACATAGGCTTACCAACTGTGCGAGGCATAAAGTTTAACTGCTCCATACAAGCTTTTTGAAATGTGGCTTGAGATAGTAGAGCATCTGTATCGAGCTCCAAGGGTTCAGCGTTTACATCCATGAACCACACTGGAGGAACAGAATTGTATTTTCTAAGGTTTGCAATAGTAGCACCTTGTACAGCTGATCCAACTCCATGCTTTCGTGTTCGACATAACTCTTTGTTACAATGCGAGTTAATTGGTGCATCATTACACTTATAAGCATAATCCTTACGTTTAGCTTGGTTAGCTACAATGTTTACTTCTGACAAAGGCAAAGGTGGCTCAAAATACATCATGTTGTAGGTTAGTATTTCTGTTTCCCAACTATCAGGATAAGCTTTACGAAGATAAACCGCTATATTAAATAAACCATTGTTACGCCCACCTTCAGCAATTTTGCTTGCGCAAAGAGTTTGGAGGCAAGGTGGGCCGTCTTTGATTGGTGTATCTGTTTTGTCTTCGATTTGTAGGGCTTGGACTTGTTCTAAAGTCTGCTTATGAGCCTCGTACAAAGCTAAAAATTCGTTTAAGGTCGCAGAAGTGCCATCATCCTTTATACCGTATCGTAGCCCTCCCTCTGCGTCATAATAGGGCAAGTTTAAAAAGTTACCTACATCGCCACGTTCTAGTTGTAACTTAATTTGTTTTGGAAAAATCTCGCTTTGACCGTAGCCAAGAGCGGCGGAGATATGCTGAAGCGTTTGTTGCATCTCCTTAGCTTCAATCCATTCACTTGTGAACAGAAAGCAATGAGCTCCGCCACTCTTAGATCGGCAAACCACAAGAGGCAGTTTCATGCGCCGTATCTTTTCTACAAGAGTCTTGTGATCTAGCGGGTATTGGTCAATGTCTATACACCCCCACTTGCAGTTATTTTCTGCATTAATGGGTATGATACCTAGAGAATCGCCTTTCCCGCTAAGATGACCTTGCCAATGGTTTTCGGTCCGAGTTTCGCGTATTAATGCGGCTCTACCAGACTTCTTACCATTGGCTTGGGTTTTGTCTATCTTATACGTTCCAAAGGCTTCTTCTAGGCCATCAAAGATAGCACTAAAAGCTTGCCATGCCATTAGAACGGTATTTTATCGTCAGAAATGTTATTGTCAGCAGGAGCAGAAGAAGTCCCACCTTCCTGTTCATGCTTTACTTTAACATCGCCCTTCTCGACAGATAAGGCAAACATCTTAGCTTCATCGTAATGAGCTCTCTGTTCAACCTGACCTTCCAACTTCATCTCCCAATTATACCAAGAGTACCCACTTTTTTCCTCTAAATAAGTCCAAAGATGATAGACATGGGCAAATCTTGGAGGAGAGAAAACTTGACCGTTTGGACCCGTCATTTTTCTCCCACTTATAATTGAGTTCCACTTCTTACTTTTCTTCAAAGAAGTAGACTTCATTGCAATCATACCAACGTCAGTTGATCCATCCTTATTCAATACTAGAACGAAATGCTGATGCGTATCTTCTATGTACTGACCAGAACCATCTGTAAGATATTCTTTATTATCTTCCTTTGATCGTTCTGTTTCTGGACAATCTTCCTTGCTAGTATAAATAGCAATCGGAGCGGAGTTATCATCGCCTTGCGGTGACCATTGAATAAAACGTCTTTGGTATGCGCAAGGTATAACTTTAACACCTTCTTCTCCGTTGTAGATGTTATTTGTTACTGTATTAATAACATCTCCTTCACTAGAACCTTTGTGCAAAGCTCTAATTTGTTTCGTCAAGTTAGTTTTTAAAAACGGAATACTTAAACTATCTTGATCGACTTCTTTATTACCAATACCCGCATCTGATGCAAACATTGACATATCTAATACGTTCGCATCTTGCGCAACGACATTAGTTTCTTCTTTCTTAACTGGTGCGTTAGCCATTATATTTTTCCTTTCATAATTTTAGCTTTTTTACCTATAAATGCCCCGAACATATCAGATGGAAATTCTTCACCTTTTTCAGTCATTTCTTTTATCCAAGACTTTAAACTCATTGGATGAACTGCCTCCTTTTTATCAACCTGAAAACCTTTTTCTAAGGCCGATTGATAAAAGTCACTAGCTAAGTTATCTTCACCCATACCAAAATTAGCTGAAATAGTATTCTTAACTAAATCACCATAACCATTTTGTCTTAGCCATCCATGAGCTTCTGGTTTATCGTCAACTCTAATTGTACCACCATAAGTAGGTACAATCTTTACTTCCGATCCATCCCTTAAAGTAAAACTTTCCATATTAATCTCTTCCATAGCAGAAGGAAGATCTTGGTCCGTGAGCTCTAACAACTCTTTTTTAGTTGCTTTAAGTTCCTCTTCCAAATCTTTTACTTTAGATTCTTTTGCGATTATTTTTACTGCAAGCGCAGATACATTCGCTAACCGTCCCGTATCTGTACTTTCCACACCAGCTCGTTTATCTAACGAGTCTTGTTGCATTTCTTTGAATAAATCGTCTTTCATAGTTTTCCTTTCGTATTTTCTGTTTCGTGGTTAAAGACTTTTTTATAGCCTTGCATTTATATTATAAATCGCATAGTATCCTACATATGTCAAGCACGGAGATAAAAAAAATGTACATGTATAAAACAAGTCCTTTTAAGCATCAGGAAGAAGTCATAGATGATAGTTGGGAAAGACCCTACTATGGTTTGTTTATGGAGATGGGTTTAGGTAAATCTAAAGTAGCCATAGATACTATTGGTAAACTAAAATTAAAAGGTGAAATTGATTCGGTAATGATCGTAGCCCCTAAAGGTGTATACGATAACTGGATCAAGCAAGAGATACCGAATCACTTGCCAGATGAGTTTGAAAGGTTCGTGGTTCGTTGGCAACCGAGTACGTCC